GGGTTACCGTTCCCGAAAAATAGCACGACACAGGCGCAAACACTTCTTAACCTTAATTTAGGCGGTTCCGCATTAGAGAACTTCCAAAGGTTTGGCGGTAGTGACACCTATGCGACATTAGGTAACCTTCTTTATTCGCAGTTATTTAACATCCTTTCCCTGCCACAGGTGAACATGGCATTTAACTCATACAACCTATTTAATCAATCCGGTAACTACATCATAGGGTTACTGCATAATTTTGGGGTACAGGATCCTTCAAGTTTGGTGAACGTGAACTCTGCAAGGTTTGTAATGAGTACCTGCACCATTGATTACATTAACAATACTTTGTCGGGTACGGCTATGCAGGTATCAAATGCGGTGCTGACTTATACGCAAATAGATACACCAACGGCAACACCAACTGCAACCTGTAAGCAGTACACTAACTTAACAGGTTCTAACTGGACTGGTTCGTACATCCGGTGTGATGGAATTGCGTTCGGTCCCGTAACTTTGCTGCCGGGAGCATCTGTATGTGCAAGGATATACACTCCGATAACTATTAGCGGCTCAAATTTAACAATGGGAATAGATTGCGTATGACACCAGTAACCGGACAAAAATTAAACCTTTACAGGTACAATTCGATAGCAATGACAGATAATCTCATTGCGTGTGCAAGGACTTGCACCTTTTCGGTAGAGGTGGATGCAATGGAAACTACCAATATCAGTAGTGCCTGGTTCAGAGAGTCCCGGCCAGATGTGGCTACCTGGTCAATACAAGCGGATGGACTTGTTGTATTAGATGATTATTCCTACCTGTTTATGCTCAATAGCCAACTGAATCGGGAGTTGGTATCGCTGAAGTTCGTTATTGACAATGGTACTGCAGGGGGATTGGTGATAGTATCGGGTTTGGCATGGTTGCAATCCTTCACCATTACGGGGGCAAATAAGGACATCGCAACTTATCAGGTAAGTTATCAGGGTACAGGTGTGTATAGTTTAGCAGGAACCACCGTAACGCCAACGGGGATAGTTATACAAGGTACAACTACACAGGTGCTGCAATATACTGCCGGTGGTGGGGAGACTTCGATAGCTATACCGGGTGGGGCAGGTAAGACAATGATATACGGCTCACGGGGTGGTACATCGTTTGAAACAATTGCTTATAGCGGTTCACCGGGTACAGGTGTAGTGTGGACTGTGGGTAGTGGTACGCTGACCGTTGATAGTAATGTGCCGTTCTTTGCAGGTGAAAAAATTATAATTTTAGTACAATAAATACATAATATGAGAAAACTTATAATAGGATTGTTATTGCTTTTATCTGTTGGTGCATCCGCACAATGGCAGCAAACAGGAAGCAAAGTACGTTATGTGAATGGTATCGGTATTCCTACTAAGGACACCGCCGCAGGGGTGAGTGCTGATAGTTCGCAGATACTGATTAGACCTGCTGATAGTTCGCTTTATGTCAAGTATAAAAGGACTTGGATGCGTGTGGGTGGTGGTGGTGGTAGTATTGCAGGTAGTGGTACTACTAATTACATACCTAAATTCACTTCATCAAGTGCTATCGGTAACTCACAGATATTTGATAATGGAACGAGTGTAGGTATAGGTACGGCAAGTCCGGGCGAACTATTAACAGTAGCAGGTAATATTGAATTAACAACAGGAGCAAACAGATATATTTATATAGGAAGTGCTTCAAATTACTATTACCGACTGCAATCAGTTGGCGATGATTTCCAAATACAAGAAACAACAACTCCAAGACTTACAATTAAATATCCAAACGGCAACGTAGGTATAGGTACGACAAGTCCGGGCGCAAGATTAAATATAGAAGCAGGTGGAGCAGTTACTTTAATTAAACAAACTGCTGCATCATTAAGTAACGGAGTATATGCGTTAGATATTGACAATTTATCGCATAACTCTAATATGACTGCGGCAGGTGCATTTAGAATACAAACAAATTCAAATAGTAATTCTTTTATTGTCAACGGATTAGGCAACGTAGGTATCGGTACGGCAACTCCGGGTAGTAGGTTAGATGTTAGCGGTACTGCAACTGCAACAAACCTATCAGTAACCACCAATGCAACGGTGGGGGGAACGGTTACAGGTGGTTCATTCATTCCGACATCATCAACCGCACCTGCAAATGGAATGTATCTACAAGCAGCAAACTCTGTATCATTGATTGCAAATAGTGTTGAACGTATAAGAATGCCAACTGGATTAAGTATTATAATAGACCCAACTTCAGCAGGTGATTTACTTGTTGGAAAAACAACAGATGACGGAACTGATAAATTACAAGTAGCAGGAAGTATTCAAGGCACAGGATTCAATCAAGCATACCTTGCCCGTACTACAACCTATACCGCTGCGACAAATGACTATTTCATTGACTGCACAACAGGTACTTTTACCGTTAACCTTTTCACGGCAGTAGGCAACACGGGAAGAATACTAATAATAAAAAATAGCGGCACTGGTACTATAACGGTTGACCCCAACGGCTCACAGACTATTGACGGTGCTACCACTCAAACTTTATCAACACAATGGTCAAGAGTACACATAATTTCAGATGGCGCAAACTGGAAAATAATATCTAACTAATGACATCCTATCTATTCATCATATTAGCCGCTTTCTTCAATGCCGTAATGGATGTACTATTGTGGCACTTTGATAAGTCAATATTTAGCAAGTACAACGCAAAATGGTGGAATCCATCAATATCATGGCAGTACGTTAAACTGACATTTAATTGGATGCGCTTCGATGCTTGGCATATTGCAAAGACCGCAATGCTGCTATCTTTATTCGCAGCAGTACATTTATACACTCCCGTATTCGGGTGGCTTGATATATTCATCATGTGGTTCGTTTGGGGTGTAGTATTTGAATCATTCTATAAATATGCTTTAAGACATGGAACACCAAACAAATGATGCAGGTATAAATGGACTGCTTGTAACTCTCACTTTTTGGGTATTTAGTCATTTGACTGCATCGGATGTGGCAACGTATTGCACCATACTATCAGCATTAGTTACAATATTCGTAAATGTAAATAAGTACAGAAATGGGAAAGACAAACATTAGTTTAACCAACGTAAATAAGCCGGCCCCGAAATGGTACCGCAAATCAAAGAGGGTTATCGGGTTATTATCCGGTCCAACGGTCATGGCAGTATTTCAAGTATTTAACCTGACCGACAAACAAATGGCAAATGTGGGTATAATTATCGCTTTCCTGCCAACTCTATTGGAGGTATTCTCCGCAATTCTCGCAAATGGTGAACACTATGCAATCGTACCAGATGAACAAGACCCCAAAGTTTAATTGGTTCCCGTTTGTTTTCATTGCAATATTGGTACTATTAGTACTGCTATCCTGCAATTCAGTAAACAAAGCAAGGGGAAAAACCGAAACGCTGACCATATACGAATACGATACATTAAGAGTATCGGTAGTAGATACTACCCGTACACTTCAGGAATGGATTGAGTTTCAAACCAAGACGGTAGAGTTATTCGATACCACCTATACAACCGTTCCCATCCTGCGCAAAAGGATAATCTATGAGAATGTAAAGGCATCCAGTAAAGAAGTTATTAACGGCATCCGAAAGGATAGCGTTAAGGCAACGGGTACTATTATCGGTTTCAGTCAATCCGACTATCGCAACAAGGAAACCAAACGGTTGCCGTTTTGGTTAGCGTTATCCATTGTGGCAGTTATATCATTTGTAATTTATAAGCTATGGCGAGAAAAATAATCTTATCAGCCGGGCATGGTGGAGCTGATCCAGGTGCTTCCGGGAATGGCTACATTGAACGTGATTTAGCCATTGAATTACGGGACATGGTAGTTGCTGAACTGCAAAAAGAGGGCATTGTACCGCTTACAGATAGCAATACCAATGCACTTGCTCAAACCCTTGCTTGGCTGCGTGGTAAGTTTAGCAAAAGAGATATTTTAGTTGACATCCATTGGAACGCATCTGCAAACGTGGAAGCAAAGGGGAGTGAAATTATTGTACCCGATAATGTGAGCAAATTTGAACAAGACCTTGCAAGTTCCCTGCTGAAGATATTTGCTTTCGTTGGTTTTAAGGATAGGGGCATAAGACCGGAAAAGCTAACTGCACGCAGGTCATTAGCATGGATGAAAGCGGATGCAGAAACGGTGTTAATTGAGGTTTGCTTCATCACCAACCTTACCGACATGAAACTTTACCAAGCGAATAAGTGGGGGATTGCCCGTAAGATTGCAGGGGTGCTGAAATCGAAAAGTAATGAGTAAATTTGCATAAATAATTACAGATGGCAGTTTTCAATAAATTCAACTCATTCGTGGAAGCAGTAGCAGAAGGCACCCATAATCTTGGGAGCAATCAGCTAACCATTGCACTATCTAACGTAGCACCAACTGCTGCGAATAGCCTGCTTGCCGACATCACTCAAATCACTTACACGAATTTATCCACACGAAATTTAACCACTACTTCATCCGCTCAATCGGGTGGGCTTTATAAGTTAGTGGTTGCGGACACAACGCTAACATCAACAGGGGGTAGCACAGGGCCATTCCGCTATGTGGTGGTTTACAACTCTACCGCAGCAGGTGGGCCGCTCATCGGGTGGTTTGATTATGGCAGCAGCATCACCCTGCTTTCCGGTGAATCTTTAACGGTTGATTTTGACCAAGTTAATGGACTTTTAACTCTACAATAACATGGCAGATAACGTAGGATATACACCGGGGTCGGGAGAGGTAATTGCCACAGATGACATTGCAGGTGTGCAATATCAAAGGGTGAAGCCTGTATGGGGTACGGATGGAGTAGCTAACGATGTAAACGAAACTACCCCTCTCCCCGTAACAGGCGCACAGGAATTAATGGAAGCCATCGAAGCCATGCGGATGGCTATACAGGCACTCACCCGTACTATCGGAATGGCACAGGTCAACCCATTAACAGGTAGGATGCTTGTGGATCCTTCCGGTGTTACTTCCCCTGTATCGGGTACGGTATCTGCCAACCAATCAGGTACCTGGAACATCACCAACCTTGCAACTATAGGTGGTGTGGCTGCGAACTCCCAAGTGCAATCATTTGAAAGAATGACCGCCGATAATTTAAGAAGAAACATAAACGTAACATAATGGCTACTACAAACGGAAATAGACAGATACTTGATTTAAAAAGATGGGAACAAGTAACCCCGGCACCTGTAGCATCAGCAGCAGGTGCAATGATTGCATCTTCCCGGCATTTTAAACAGAATCAGTTGTACGTGCAGGGTACTGCAACTGCATACTTATACAACCCGAATGATGATGGATGGGTACAACTTCCTTCGCCTGCGCTTGCAGGTACTTTGGCAGCAGGGGCGGCAGGTACCGCCGGGGCATGGTCAACAGGTACAACGATTGCCGCATCGCTGACCGCAACGGCAGGTACTACCTCTACAATCACAACGAACCAAACTATAGCCCGTTCACTTGCGGGGTATTCAATACACATCTTATCCGGACCCAATGCAGGGGTTACGTTGCAAATCGTTTCAAATACTATCGGAACTAACGCAGTTATAACCGTAGCTACGCAGGCATCGGCATTTTCTGCATCAACGGTATATCGTTTATGTACCCCGGTATGGTATGTACTGGGTTCGGGTACTTTGGCATCAGGTTCTTTCCGTAAATATGATTATGCTACAAACACATGGACTACGCTATCTCAAACCGGATTAGCTGCAACTATTGCTACCGATGGCAAACTGATTGCAACGCCTTCATGGTATGACCAGGATTATGTGGCATTGGCATCCGGTACTGCAACTTCCGCAACGGCTACCACTCTTGTAAATAACACAAAGACATGGACTGCCTCACAATGGGTTAACTCACAGGTACGCATCGTATCGGGTACAGGTGCAGGGCAACTTCGTACAATTACGGCGAACACGACCGACACGCTCACCGTTGCAACATGGACTACAACACCGGATGCTACCTCTGTTTATCAGATTACCGGAAATGATAACTTCCTGTATTACATGGGGAATAACGCAGTTACCTTGTACCGCTACGATATAGGTGCGAACACATGGAGTACTTTATCCCCCACAGCAGCAAGAGCAGCAGCACCCGGAGCGGGCATGAGCGGGCATTGGATATGGGGCGTAACAAATACTGCATGGACTTCAGAGAGTGCCATTATCAACGGTCGCAGAATCTACTCATTTAGAGGTAGTGCAGGTGCCGTACTTGACTACTACGATATTGCTGCCAATACATGGGTATCGGGTGTAACGTATGCACCTTTGACTGAAACATTCACAACGGGTACAAAGTATTCATATTATGGGGATAACATCTACATTCAAAAGGATGCCACAAACAGATGGTTTAAGTACAATATAGCCGGCCAAGCAATGGATGGATGGAACACTATGCCTGTAGTACAAGGTGCTGCCATCGTTGGCGATACTGCGTTCGATGTTGAATATCAGGATGGGGCAACTATAATCTTGTACGTTTATATGTTGATGAACACATCAACTCTAATGTTCAGACAAATGGTAATTCAATAATATGACACAGGCAGAAATAAAAGAAATATTAGGAAGGCAAATCAATCAACTTGAGATGCTGATTTCTGCCGCCAAGCAGAGAGGGGATTTAATGGCAGCCATACAATTAACAACTGAATTAATCGAGGCAAAGGATGCTTTTAACGCTATTACGTAATACCGGGGCGGCAGGCAATACATTAACTGCTGAAAAGGGTACATACACCCTAACGGGTAACGTAGTAGATTTAAGGCAGGCATATCGCATAGCAGCCGTTGTAGCTGCGTTTACGCTCACAGGCAATGCCGCTAACTTCACAATCGGCAAAACACTTGTAGCGGATAAAGGAACGTACACCCTAACCGGAAACGCAGCTAATACCATAGCTAACAGGCGTATAGTATCTGATAGAGGAACATTTGTACTAACCGCAAACGATGCAACCCTGCAACGTGTTAGGGCTATTGCTGCCGAGCGTGGTACATTCGTATTAACTGGAAGGGATGCCGACCTAGTAAAGAGTTCCACTACACCAACCCTCACGGCTGCACGGGGTACGTTTGTGCTGACCGGATCAGATGCCAATTTGTTTATACCTTTGTATCAGTTTAACGCCAACGTAACAATACAATCAGCGCAAACTACACAGGTAAATATTGTTAGTCAGCAGAATAGTACTGTTACTATTGATAACGAACAAAGCACAACGGTAACAATACAGGAATCAAATGAGTATAACGTAACAATAACTTCAACCTTCGAATCATGATATACAACGGTACCAACGTAACTATAAAACTCACAGAGCAAGGGGTAAACTTACACAACCCAACATCTGCTGACATTTATTATAAGAAGCCATCCGGTCAGACTGGGTCATGGAGTGCAACCATTGTTGCTAACCATGAGATAACCTACACCACAACGGTTGGCGATATAGACATTCCCGGACTATGGATATTGCAGGGTAAGGTTGTGAAATCAGGGGTAACCTACTGGACATCTTTAGCTGAAATGATAGTAGAAGCGCATCTATGACCAAAAGCGAAGTAGCACGCTCATACAGGGATACTTACGGAATGGATATGCCCTCGCATAAACTTGCACGGATAATGTATGCTGAAAACAATTTGCTATTCAAAGATGTCGAAAATGCACGTACATTTTTGCGATACATTGAGGGTAAAGTTGGCAAGAAGCAGCAAAGTAAAATCAACAAAACCGAATATTACATGAAAGAAAAGCGACCGATAAATCCGTATAAGTTCCCCGATTCGGATGAAGCAAACTTCACCCCGTACAAAATAAAGGGGCATAAACGAATTCTTATCTTATCTGACATCCACGTTCCATACCATTCTATCGAAGCATTAACGGCTGCGTTTGATTTCGCAGTTAAGGAGAAACCGGATGCAATACTACTCAATGGAGATACCATAGACTGCCACCGGTTGAGTAGGTTTATAAAGGATCCCAAGAATCGGAACTTCGCACTTGAACTGGATACCTTTAAGGAACTATTCGCCATCATAAAAAAGACCTTCAACTGCAAGATTTACTTTAAAGTTGGAAATCATGAAGAGCGGTACGAACATTTCCTCCAGGAGAAAGCCGGGGAGTTGGTAGGGATTGAGGAATTTGAGTTCGCCAATATACTCAAAGCAAGGGCAGAAGGAATCGAAATCATAGACAATAAAAGACCGATGCAAATCGGGCATTTGTGGGGCATACACGGGCATGAGTATGTCGGGGGAATATCAGCACCGGTAAACGCTGCAAGGGGGTTATTCCTGCGTTCAAAGGTATCATGCTTTCAAGGGCATTGTCATGCTACTTCAGAGCATACCGAACCGACATTAGCCGGCAAAATGGTAACCACATTCAGTATCGGGTGCCTTTCGGAACTGCACCCGGCATATATGCCACTCAATAAATGGAATCATGGCTTCGCTATTGTTGACATGGCAGGGGATGAGTTTGAGTTTCGTAATAAACGAATCTATAAAGGTAAAGTGCTATGAAAGTTGTCAGGCGCAAATTGGGGAAAGAGAAAGCGGATGGCCTTGCGCACATTGATGACAATACCATTGAGATTGATGAACGGCTGAAAGGCAAATACCGGTTAGAAATAACCATACATGAAGCATTACACATCCTTTACCCTACTGATAGTGAAACCGCTATCATTCGCAAATCAAAGCGGCTGACTAATGTTCTGTGGAAACAGGGGTATAGGTTGGTGGAGAAGTAAAAATGCCCGTCTTTCCGGGCTGTCAACTAATTTTTGTTTAAGTATTAGTAACTGATTATGTAGTCAGGACAGGATTCGAACCTGTATGCTATGAGGATTACCCCATTTTACGTTCCTTGTACTTCGGAACAACGTCACCATTGCGCCACCTGACTATTGTTTTACTTATCCTCCCTCCCATACTTACCCTCATACTGCCCTAACTGGTAAGCCATGTAACAAGTACCTATGAAGATTATGAATGCTATTATAGCCATTGTTTTGAGTTTATGTATGATTTAATATCGTTGTCATACTTTGCCGTTACAAAGTTATGTATGGTGTTAACTGCATGGTGTACGCTGCCATGATCACGTTGAAATACCTTACCAAGTACAGAAGTGCCGTGATTGGTAGTGATGAATGCAAGGTATTGACACAAATGCCGGGGTAGGACATATTTCCTGCGTCTGCACTTCCCGAAAATGTGCTTCTTATCAACATCGAAGTCAGCGCATACGGTTGTGATTATTTGATCTATCTTTTCGTGATCGACTTCTGATAGCAACTGGCGCTTTTGGGTTGTTAGGGTATTCATGTTTTTTTAAGGTTTTAGCCATGCACGAGTAAATATCGTGCATAAGTTTTGAGTTAATTTTCATTAATCGTAGTTGAGTATTTCTTCATCAATAAAATCTGCAACGATACCAGGCACCTTGAATACAAGCAGGTAAATGCCAAGTAGGAGTAGTACCAACAGATAAGCAATGTTGTCAAGTAAATTGATTAGGAAGCGCATTAGTGGATAATTTATGTGGTAAAAAAACCCCCGATGCCGACCACCGGGGGAAACCAAAAAACCCATTAACATGAAGAGCCAACAATGGCTGATGTAGGTTTCAAAGATAACATTTTTTTAAACTTCAGCACATGGCTAATCTCCCCACTATCATCATAACAGATAATGTGGTTAAGGTGCCGTTCGTACTGGAGTTCAAGGTTTTCAGCGTAATTCTGCGCTTGTTTGATTGTGGAAAAGATAATAGTTGTCATTGGTTAAAGGTATTTGGTTAATAATAATTCAAGATCTTGCCATTTTGCATCCCATGCGGCATCCCTTGCGGCACATGCGGCATCCCATGCGGCATCCCATTCTGCATCCCATATGGCATACCTTCCGGCATCCCATGCGGCATACCCTGCGGCAGCCCCTGCGGCATCCAATTCATCTTTACCAATTACTCCATTAGCATAATCTCTTGCAGCTTGTATAGCTTTGCGTGGACGGTCATCGTTTGGGTATCGCTTTTCGTAAATGTGCAGCACTGATTCGGCACAATCAGCTGAAAATAATCTTATTTCTTTGTCCTTGCCTTCGACTGCACGTAATGCCCATACTGCATCGCTTATGCCGTTGGATTGAATGATAGTAGCAATAGATAGTGGCTCATCGTCTGCCTCTGTTTTATTGAGAAACAAAAGCAACTTTGCCCACCCATCTTCGCAGGGTGAATGTGCTTTTATTTTGTTAAGGGTAGTGGTCATTGGTTTATGGTTTTGATTGGTTAAACAATTCCGATTGTCATGTCCTTGTGTTTGATTTCGGCAGGACATTGCAGGGTTACTGAAAGGTGCGCCAGGTAGGACATAAACTGCTGCGCAGATTCAAGAGAATCGAACCACCATTCATGGTTGAACCATTCTTTCGGGGCATTGGTACCGGAAATGGAAGCCGGCATAGTGTAGCGATGTGTAGGATCCATGTGCAGGAGTTCCCGGAATGCTTCGATGCTCTCTGAATGGGCATAGATGCAGTATTCTTCCCGGATTGCTAATTGGTTGCGCTCCCATCCTGGACATTTGGTGGCGATGAATTTTTCCGCATCTTCGAGCGTGGTGAGGTCATCGGTCAGGCGGGATTGGCCTTCGATGAAGTAAACGTTGTAATACTTGGTCATGTTATTTGGTTTTTTTGGTTATTGCAGTTTGGCGGATGCTGCACCCCGTTTTTAATTTTATACTTTTGCCTTGTATATTATAGAGTACATTTTAATCCTTAGCTTATTCATGTTATACCCACAAACAATTCTTGCATAATTGTTTTCGCTTCGCAATTGTTCAACAATTTTTTTGGCGTGTTCTACTGATGATGTTGAAAGTGTTTTAGAAAGCTGCTTCATAGTCAATTCAAGGGGGTGCCTTTTTTTTATTTGACTCAATTGTCTTGTTGATGTTTCTGTAATCAAAAATAATTCCCACCCCTTTTTTAACAATTTTTCATGCTTTTCATTCCAATATTCAAAATTGAGACCTTTATTTGCATCAAGTCTTTTTTTGTAATTATCACAATCCCATTTGAGCCTTTGCTCTGGTGTCATATCCTGTCTATGTTTCATAATATTTTCAATTAAATTTGGTTCGTTTGTTATGTCAATAATATCAATAAGATATTTCATGATAAAATTAATAACCTCTTTTTATTAGTTGAGAAATTCTTTTTGCTGCACTTTCAATGTTCTTGCAAAATATATTTCTGTCTTGTATTACAATCCAAAATCTATTTTGAGAAGGCTTGCATAAAGAGTACCAATTTGATGCTTCATTACCAAAATTCTTACCTTCTAAAAGAGCATTTTTAATTTCTGTGTGTGTCATGTTTTTTGGTTTTGTTACACAAAGATAAAGTTATTCACAGATACAATCCAAATATTTTTGGAATTATTTTTGCAATTTAGTGGAATTTTTTAATAACTGCTTGATTTTCAACTCCTCATCGGGTGAAAGTTTTTCCTTGCCCCGAATCCAGCCATGTACTTTTAACTTACGGATGCCGGCTTGTTTCTCAATTTGCGATACGTTAAAGATGTGTTCACCTTGTAGGATTTCTTTGATTTGATTCATGGTTGTTTGATTGTTTATTTTTAAATAATCTGCATATAGCTTATCAATATTATAATCTACAATGAGCATATAAAATATTTTGACAAAACTACAAAAATATTTGGTAATTACAAAACAATACCTCAATTTTACATCCTAAACCAATTTAACATGAACATCATTAAACACACGGCCACCGAAATAATGAGCATCGGTAAGGCCTTTGCGGAATCGGGAATGTTTCCCGACATCAAGTCAGCAGCACAGGCAATCGTAAAAATCCAAGCAGGTGCCGAGTTGGGCATCGCACCTTTTGCCGCCATGAGTGGGATCCACATCATTAGTGGTAAACCGACCATAGGGGCCGGTATTATGGCATCAATGGTAAAGGCATCCGGTAAGTACAACTATCGGGTAACGGAGCAGACCGATAAAGTATGCTCTATTAATTTCTACGAAGGTGCTGAAATCATTGGCACTTCTACCTTCACTATCGAAGATGCCAAGAAAGCCGGTACTAAAAACACCGACAAATTCCCCCGTAATATGTTATTCGCACGGGCAATGTCTAACGGTGTTAAGTGGTACACTCCCGATGTATTTGCAGGGCCGGTTTACGTACCTGAAGAAATGGAGTTCCCTATTCTCCCCGATGCAGAACCTACCAAACGGATCCTGACCAATGAGCAGTTTCAATCAGCACTCGTAAAGATACAAGACGGCGAATGCATCAAAGGCAGTACCGTAACCGTGTATGATTGGGTTCGGACTGAGTGCCAACTGACTGAAGAACAACAACAAATCTTTAACCTTTTAAACACTAACGACAATGGAACTGATTAAATTCAAACACACAACAAAAGAAGAACGCTCACAACTTGTCCGTGAAATCTTCGATGAAGTACTCAACGGCAGAATCAATCCACTCGAACTGCATCTGCGACTAAAATCAGCGGAGGAAGTGATAAAGCAGCTCACCGGACTTGAGCCATACAAAGCAATCCTCTTGGATGAAGCACAGAAGCACGGCAAATCATTTAACTACCAAACTGCGAAGATTGATATTCGTGAAGTGGGGGTGAAGTATGATTATTCGGGATGTGGGAATAGTGAACTGGCTGAATTGTATGAAAAGCAGGCGAATATTAACGATGCAATAAAGGAATTGGAGGCCTACCATAAGCCATTGCCCACATCAGGCATACAGGTACTTAACCAATCCACAGGCGAAGTAGAAACACATTATCCACCCGTTAAAACTTCTACCACATCGGTAGCGGTAACGCTTAAATAAAAAAGTTATGACAAATCCAAATGATTCAGCGACAGGTTTTGCATGGTCGCAAGAACAATCAGGAACAAGCGGTTTAACCAAACGTGAATACTTTGCAGCAATGGCTATGCAGGGATTACTATCTAATCCCAATACAAGTTTTGAAACACGAGATGCAGTAATCATTGCCGATGCCCTAATCGCAGAACTCAACAAGTAACACGGCAGTCATGTTAGCGTAATCGGGAATGAATACCGACTTGGGATAACGCCTTCGCATTGTAGCGGAGAGATACGGGTTCGAATCCCGTACATGGCTCTAAAATGACAATTTATATGTCTAAATATTGTAAAAAATGTGATTTAGTTGTACCTTTTTTTATAAAGCAAAATGGCCCACATTTGCAATCAATATGTACTAGATGCAATAGTCATATTGACTTTGTAAAGCAGAACAATAGTAACAATAGAGAATCAAAGCATAAAAATTTAGTAAAAGAAAAAGGTATTGATTATTGCGAATGGTGTTTAAGAAAAAGAGAAGAAATACCTTTGCCTGGTACATTGGAAGCACATCATATTGTTGAATACTCTAACGGAGGAACTGACCAACTAAATAACATACTAATATTGTGTACTGCTTGTCATAAACAATGCCATCACGATAGAACATATTACGGACATTATAACTCTTAATCACACTGGCTCTGAATACCCAGCGAATCAATGGCAACACTAATCAACGCCTACATCACAAAGGCAAAACTTGAACAACTGCTCACACAAGCAGACAAAGGAGTGGCTTTCACCATCGCAGTAAACGATGAAGCAAATGCCTACAATCAGAACGTATCTCTGTACCTTTCGCAGACAAAGGAGCAAAGGGAATCGAAAGAACCAAAGACCTACTTTGGCAATGGTGCAGTAGTGTGGACTGACAACAAAGTAACACTTGCACCCAAGAAGGATGCACCTGCGGAAAACAAGGTAGTAACTCCGAAGTATCTTGATGACGTTCCTTTTTAATCACACGGGGAAGGGTAATACCTTCCCCTTAATTTTGTACTAACATGACTATCCACCAATACCTCCGCAACAAAGACATCCGACTTAACACTACTGCAATGCTCAAAGACGGCAAATGGTACCGATTTATAGGCGGTGCATGGGTGCCGGAAAAGCAGTTTCAGTTGATGTTTCCTCTACCTTCGAAGATTGGGAATAACTCCGATAACCCAAATAAAAGAGCGTTTTATCTTGATTAATATGACCCACGGTTCACTATTTAGCGGAATAGGCGGATTTGATTTAGCAGCCGAATGGATGGGATGGGAAAACGTATTCCATTGTGAATGGAACGATTTTGGACAAAAAGTATTACATCATTACTGGCCTAAAGCAATTTCATATCATGACATCACTAAAACAGACTTCACTATTCACAGAGGAAAGATTGACATCCTCACAGGTGGATTTCCTTGCCAACCGTACTCAAGCGCCGGAAAGCGAAAAGGAAAAGAAGATGAACGACATCTCTGGCCGAGCATGCTTAGAGCAATTAGAGAAATTCAACCACGTTGGGTTGTGGGCGAAAACGTTCTCGGCCTTGTTAATTGGTCAGGAGGGTTGGTATTCCACGAGGTGCAAGCTGACTTGGAAGCTGCGGGGTACGAAGTATGGCCGTATGTACTGCCAGCTGTATCCGTCAACGCTCCCCATAGAAGAGATAGGGTTTGGTTTGTTGCTAAAAACACCAAGTGCAATGGATTCGTATTCGGAGAACCTAACCAAGAAGGAGCAGAAATTCGGGAATTCAGGAACGCTTGCACAGGAGGTTCAGACGGGGTTTATTTATCAGAGGGGCCTACTCCCCACCCCCACCGCAATGGACTCAACCAACGCAACGTCAACGATGAAGAGCAGCCAAGTCAAGGAGGGTTCAATGCACTCGGTAACGCTGACACGGGCAATGAGTATGGGGATGTTGCCGACACCGACAACGAGGGATTGGAAAGGCAAACAAGCCAACGAATACAAACAAGACAGGGGGGAGGAAACGCAATTCAAAATGCAGAGTTTATGCGGTTATGCGGAAAAAATGGTAGAACCGGCTGGCAAAACTTCCCAACTCAATCCCCTATTCGTTCTCGAAATGATGGGCTTTCCACCAAACTGGACGGAATTACCTTTTCTAAATGGCGAAACGAATCAATCAAAGCAGCAGGTAACGCTATAG